CATGAACAGTTGCATGGCATTCGCCAAGGATTCAAACTTGCCGCCGAGCGTTGCGACTGCCAGTTTCACTTCATTGGCTTCGCGGTCCCGCTGCGTTTCAGCTTGCTCTTGAATATGCGTGACTTGGATCTTGCCCTGTTGCTCAACCTGTTTGGTTTGAATGATCTGCCCAGCCTGTTGCAGTTGCTGTTTCAACTGCTGGTTCTCAGCCTGAACCTTCATCGGATCGACTTGCTGCGGATTCTTCGCCAGCCAGGGGAACTGATGGTCCCTGTGCTTCTCCAGAAGGTCAGCGACTGGAGCAGCCCACGCTTCGCCCTTCTCTCTGAAATATTCCGGCCCAATGATCTGCATCATCTGCGGATCGGCCTGGAGGATGATCCCCATCTCTCCAACCGCTTCATCGCGCTTATCCTTGTAGGACTTACCGATGGTCACTTCAAGGCCATAGCGCCCTTTGGTCAGGTCGTAGTGCTTCGCAGGATGGTTCGGGTCATTGACCATCGCATCGGCGCGAGCCTTCTCTTCATCCGTGTCATAGGGCAATGCGATCGGTCGGCCATTCGCACCCATCACAAATGGATGATTGAGCATCACCCACGATGAGACGTTCTTGTCATCCAGAATCTTCGCGATACGCTGTGGACGGTCATAGACCTTCGGGATGAGGTCGAGGATGATCATCGCCTCATATGTCATCGTGATATTGGCGAAGTTGTCGATGTAGGGCGAGTTCGCACTGATGGTCTGCCCCTGCAGTGCTTCAATCGCTTTGCCAGAACGGTGCGCCGGTGTCTGCGTGCCGAGCGCAGGCCCATAGGTCGCCATTGCCGTCTGCACGAAGTCTTTGCCCATCGACAGCAGTTGCATCGAGGGACCGAGACGGCTCATGTCCACCTGATTGCGCTGTGGGGGAGGCGCTGGCCGTCCTGAGAGGTCAGTCGGCTTGTATTCCAGATAGGGGAAGTCGCGGATGTTCGCCATGCCCCATTCGGCGTGGCCTTCAAAGACACCTTCAACACCGATGAACGGCGCACGCGGCTCGAGCGCGGCCATGCGAATGGCATTGGTCGCCGCGTAATTCGTCAGACGAATCGCGCCTTTGGCGTTCCCGATCATGCCCAACCAAGAACGCCGTCCATCGGTGACTTGAAGTTCTCGCCCGATGGCTGTCGGGAAGGGGAGGTATTGGCCGTCCCATTCCACTTCTGGTTCCAGCACTTCGGTGTAGTTGATGACACGTCGGAAGACTCGGCGTTCGGTGACGGTGCTGCTCCGAGCGTCCTTGCCGGTCAGCTTCGTGCGACCTTCCGGCAAGTCCTCATCATCGAATCCCATCGAATGATCATCAAGGAGTGACTTCTTCCGGTCATTCGTTTCAACGCGCCATTCTTCACAGACCGTGACGCGCCGATTGTCGTCCGTGCCCATACTCAGCCACTTGCCTGAGTTCTCGACTTCCGAATCGAACGTGGCATCGCTGAACTTGCCGACACGCGATTTTGGATATTTGGCTTTATAGGAGCCGAAGGACATCGGCACGGTGATCTGGAGGCGTGTGCCGTCTGACCAGTCAGGCTGTTGGGCATACGGATCACGCTTCACCGTGGACTGGTCGAGGATCCGTTCGATGGTGATCTTCTGGTCAAGGTCGTGCCCACCATACGAGTCAAAGACCTTGTTGACGCGATAGGCGCCTCGTCCACACCATAAGCCGCGTTCGTAGGCCCAGCCGCGTGCGATGTCGGCGCGAGAATCGCGTTCGATATTCTGGTAGAGGCTCTGGATGATGGTCGCGGTTTCGTCGTTCGCGTCATCGCTGACGGGATGGATGCGGACGGCTAGATGCGCCTGTCGGAACTGCGCGACCTGAAGGAGAATCGGTTCATCGGCTGAGGCGACGGAGAGCATCGGCCTAGCTGGAACCGGAACATTTGTAGGATTCTGTGGAGAGTTCGGCGCGAGTGCGGAGAACTGGCCTTTGACATCATCGGGCCACGCGCCTTCGGCGTGCTGGAATTGCAACGCTTCTTGCTCTTGCTTGTCTTGATCGTGTTCGGTGTCACAGACGAAGTGATACCACTCGATCGCGTCTTGGATGGAGTCATCTGGCGTGATGTCTTCGCCATCATCATCGATCACGTTGCCAATTCCTTCTTGGTGTTCTTCTCAAGTCGCGCAGCCTCTTTCTCATCGGCCTTGGTCATTTGATTCGTATAGAAGGCCATCAAGGTTGCGTGGGGCGCACGGTCCATGAGCCAGGCTGGATCGAGATGATCAGGGTCTGTCGAATCGGCTTGTGCCCGGAGGTCATAGGCTTGCTGAAGCGCGGCCCGAGCCAGTTCTGGATTGCCAGGGATGATGCCTTGGGCTGATTGGCGTGGCATGTTCTGCTGATATTCGGTATGTGCCGATTGCGAGAGCGCCAGCAGATCAGACACGTCGCTCATCGGCCTGTGAAGATCCAGCGCAGACGCGCCATGAAGGACCGCGAACCCCATGCGATAAACGCATCCGTGTGCAGCCGGATGGATTCCGCATGATTGTCCAGACGCATCGACATATCCGCGAGGAACTCGCCTTGCGCCTTGACCTTCAACGCCAGTTCGTCAGCGGTCTGCTTCTGCTGTCCGAGGATGGAGGCTGTGGTTTCCTGAAACCGCGCACGCGAGATTTCCTGCCAACGGAAACCGCCGTTAGACGCTGCTTGATGGCTCATCTGAGGATTGCCGCACAATATAACATGATTCTGGGCGTTATAGCGGCCACCAAATCACCTCATGGCCTTTTCCGCACATCCATGTCCAGCCCATGCCGTGCGAGTAGACGTAGAGCGTGAGTCGCCCCATCTTCAGATACCACCTACCTGCTCGCCATGTCCGCTCATCGTAATATCTCGCGATGAGTGCTTCCATATCAGCTATCAGTTCGTCATAACCATCGACCGTATCATCGCGGTTATCGTTCATTGCCACATCCAAGCATGAGGAGACGTGAACTCGTCGGTCAGGATCTGATGCCCTGCTGCGGCTCGCTTGGTGTCCCGCTCCGCTTGCGTCTGCTGGCCGGCGCAGAAGTTCAGTTCGATATTCTCAATGGCGTGCATGACATTGGCGAATTTGTCGTCCTCTGCCGGTTGCCGCAGTTCCTTGTTCGCCACCGATGTGAAATGCGCGTCCCAGCAAAACCCGCCCTCAAATGCGTGATGGACGAATGGGGATTCTCTCCGCTCATCTCGAGCCACGATGATGAATCGCTGCGGATTCGTCTCTATTCCGATAGATTCTTCGCCAGCCGCATTCCGGCGCCTGAGATGACCGGCGATGTTCTCGATCATGGCGAGTCGGACATCCGGCGAGTTGCCATTGTCTCGCCATTGGGCTGAGAAGCCATGCCGTCGCAGTATGTCTAGCGGCGTATAGCGTCGGCTCAATGTCTGCTGCTGCTCGCCCATCGGGGCTGTGCAAGTCTTGTAGACCGCTTCCTTGGGGAACCAGTCCTGTCGCGCCTGCTTGACTTGCGGAAGGAAATCCTCGAGCACCAGTGATTCGCCAATCATGCCGCCGAGAATCGAGAGTCCACCACTCCGCATCGCTTGACCACAGACCCATACAGGAGTGTGCTTGCCAAACTCAAATGACTCAAGGATCGGCATCCGTGGATCATAGGCCATTGGACGCCAGTGGAGCGCCTCCTGATAGAGCCCTTCATAGACCGGCACTCCGGTGATGTTGGGACCACGAAGGCCCATGATCATGGTCAGATTCTTGGGATGGTCAGGCGGATATTGACGCAACAGCGATTCGACGCTTTCTTGCGGGAGATGCTTGTTGTCAAAGACCGAGATGGAATGCACTTTACGGCCTTTGATTTTGTCTCCATAGGGAAACTCACGCGAGAGCCAGAACTCATAGTCTGAGGGATTCGCGACGAACGTGAGTTGCATCGGATACCGCTCGTTCCGCAGTGTGGCTGTGAGATTGGGACGCAATCGTCCGCGCAGTTCTGCGGCCACTGATGGACGAACCTCTTCTACTTGGTCGCCCATGATTCTGGAAACACCAAGGCCGCGAATCTTGTTGTATTCCTCGATCAATGAGTTGGCTTTGAGCCCGAAGGCATAAGCGGTCGAGCCGTTCAGCAGCGTGTAGCGTTTCTCTTTGGCTTCCCAGTTGTGCGCCACACCACGGATCGCGCAGAGTTCCTCAAAGGCGACACGCAGCTTCGTCGTCGTCGCATCTTCGGTCCAGCGAAA